GTTTGAAACTAGGGGCGCAGATTGTGGGGCTACGTAAGGTTCAGAAAAAGACGCGCTAAAATAGCTATTTCCATTACTTGACGTCTTAACCCACAATGCAACCTCCATTTCTTTGCCGTTTACGTTCACTTTTCCCCTGTAGTCGGGTTGGTTCTGGCTCGTTTTCTTGTCGTTCTTGAAAATTGCACCCGTGTTTGTTTTGTTTTCCATGTTATTTTTAGTTAAAGTTACAAAATATTGAGTAGATTATTAGCATTAAACCTACTGCGAGAATAGTCATAGTGCCATAAGCTGCCATTTCTTCTCGTCTATCGTCTTTGTTTAGTTTCATTGTTCTTGTTGTTTATGGATTATATACTTTTTCAATTACAAAATACCCATGCAATAAATCCAAATAATCTACTGCGGATTTCTTAGAATTAAACTCTTTACTTTTACTGGCATCGTCCCAATCGCCATTCATTGACAAGTATTTGTTATTGGCTATGTTTTTAATTACAAAATAAATATCCATATCATTGTTGTTTAAAGGTTTTTACTTCGTCTTTTAGTCGTTCTACGTACAAAGTCGCGTCCATAAGTTCGTCTTGTAGGTGTGTAAGCCATTCTAAGGCGCTTAGGTCGTTTCTTTCTAGAGTTGTGTTGTATTTCATTATTCCGAGTTTCGAACGTTCGTTAAAACGGGCCAAAACGCGTAATACTATTTTGTCTTCTATTTGTTGTTTCATGAGTTACGTTTTTCAAAACTTTTTTTACAAATTAAATACACTTCATAAAGTTCAGCATCGGTAAGGTTATCTAAATTATGCCAGGACGTTCTGCCGTATTGGTCTGAATAAGCATGGCCACTTTTTAAAATTAATGGGTGGTTAAATTCGTCGTAATAAAGTTGGCTACCTTTCACAAGTGTTTGTAACCCCTTTGTATCTAGTTCTATTTTCATAAGAAATTATATAAGGTTTCGTAATACTCGCGGCATAGTTCGACGCGTTCTTTAATTTGTTCTATTACTTCGTCGTCACGTTCGACCTCAAAGACTTTCACGCGGCGGTTGTCGGGTATGTGGTCGAAGTTGTGGCGTTTCTGTACTTCGTCTATTAGATCCAAACTTTCTTCTAAAAGATTAGCGTTCCAATGCGCACGTCTTATTTCGTCTTGAACCATGTCTAGCGTTGTATTGACTAGGCAGTAAACTAGTAAACTTTTTTGTTTACCTGTAAGCCACATATAGCCCTGTAGTTGATAGTAGTAGTCTTTAGTCGGTATTTCTGTAGCAAAAAACGGGAATGTAGTAGCGTCCCAAGAACTTTTTACGTCTAGAACATAGTTAGCCGTGTTTACGTCGGGCGTACCAGTTACCCAGTCATTACTGAAATGTTCGTCGTTCTTTAAGATGAAGCCTAACTCTAGGACCTCGCTAGCTAGTTTAATGCTTTCGTCTTCTACTAGGTTACCTTTGTCGGTGTAACGCGAGTTAAACGTCTTGACTATTCCGTATTTTGCTAGTAGAACTTGTTCTTCTACGTATGTCTTAGCCGTTTGGCTTAGTATTTCGCTTTTGGAACGCGGTGACGTCATTACTTTACCAAGTGCCGAGCATCGTACTCTAAAAGTATTCATAGGGCGTTAAGCATTTCGGTTTGTGACTCAGTTAAAGTAAAGCTAGATGTTATCTTTTCTTTAGTAACCTTATTTTCTACAATGGCTTTACACGCGTCTTGAAAGCGTTTATTATCAATAGCGGGTAATTTCTTTACTTGTTCACCGCTTGCGTCGGTATCTTTGTCTGTAACAAGTCCTAAAGCTGAACTGAGGGCGTAACGTCGAACGTAAGTAATAGCCGACCCCATAACTTGAAAGTCGTTCATGCCTTTAAGTTGTACGCCTTGCGGTATTGCCGTAGTGCTTTCGATAGTTTCGCCACTTTCTACGTGGAAAATGCACGTTACTAAGTCTGTGCCGTTAATTAATTGCGTAAAGCCTAGCCCGTGTTTTTTTAGTAGCGGGTTAATCTTGTCGAAAATAGCGGGTAAGTCGGCGTAAGAATAGCCGAACCCTTGAGTTCCTTTGTGAATTACTGGCACTTCTTGTTGAAAATTAGCCAGCGCTTTAAATAAATTTTTCATAGCTTGTTTTGTTTTTGATTAGATAAAATATACTCTTGAAAGTTTGTAGTCAGTTGTCAAGTGCATTCTAGACATTTGGTTTTTTAATGTCTGTAGGTGCGCTTGCTCTTGTTCTTTTGTGTTTACACCTAGCACGTAAGACTTACTTACTTCTACTTTACCCGTGTGTAAATTTTCGATTTCTGTTACTAAAGTTTTCATAGCGTTTCCGTTTTGTTATATGCAAATATAAACACTATTTCTTAGCTACCAAACTTTTTACATAAATTTTTATATTTTTTTATAATTTCTTTTAGTTCGTCGGTGGTGTACTTACGCACCTCATGAGCCTCAGCGTGTAGCTTTAGCAGTCGTTCAGCGCCTATTCGCTTTTCAATACCTATTTGATATTCTAAAAGGTTGCCGTGTTTATATCGGTTACAGGTTACGCATTGAGCGTGAACGTTGTCTTCGTTGAATGTAACGGCTTTGTGTCCGCCCATGCTAAAATAATGGCCAGCGTCGTACTTTTCACCTAAAGAACCGCTGCAACTGACGCAAGGTTTGCCTTGATCCCTTAGACGTATGTATGTATTGAATACTTTTTGTGCTTCTTTAAGCCAGTCTGAGTTCGTTTTTATTTCGTTCTTAAGTTTGGCCTTCGTCTTTTTCCATTCCTTAGCCTTAACTTCTTCTACAAACGCTTTAATACATTCGTCCTTTAGGCAGTACTTGGCATTAAAACGGACAGGCTCGAACTTGTCTTTACAATTTTTACAACGTGGCATTACGTAGGAATTTTAAGGCTTGGTTTTTATTCTTGAAGTGATGTACTACAAACTTTCGTTCTCCGAAGTCGTATCGAACTGCTCGTAATTCACGCAACACTCTTGCACGTGTGCATCTTTTGCAACTAAATAGCTTACCTTTTCGTTCTGGTCGTCCGTATTCGCGTCGGTTTTCGTCGTAGCTTGTAAGGGGTTTAAACTTGAAACAGGTGAAGCATTGTATTTTGTCATAGTTCTGCATCGATATTTTTAAATTTTAGTTCGTTTTTTAGTTCTTGGTAGGCTACTCGAAGTTCAGCATTACGTCTAGCTAGTTGGTTAAGTTCGCGGTTAAGTCCTTTGATTTCGTTTTCCATTTCGATTATTACTAGTTCGGTTTTTAGAAGTTGTTCTTCGCTTTCTTTACTTCCTTCTATGTAGTCCTTTGCGTCTGGTTTGTCCTTTTCTAGCTTTTCGCGTACGTTTTTAATTCGTTCACGAACGCACCAAATAACGTTTTTAGCCCAAAGTATTTTTAAGTTGAGATCCATGTTTAAAACTTTGTTTGATTTTCTTTTTTATAATAACTGCCACGATTAGCGTAAACCCTATTGCCTTTGTAGTCTAGCATATAGTATTGGTAGCGGTCTACGTCTAAGAACATTTTGTAAATCCCGTTTTTACTAACACCCTTAGGCTTACTTTTTGCAATTTTTAGGTGTACTTCGTTTTTTTCTGCACCCGTTCCGTCACTATTTGCAAGTCCGTAAGGCGGTCGCCATGGAATTAAAACACTTAAACCTTTTCTAAACCATACTTGACCACCTGCAAAGTCCCTAGCGCTAGGAATAGGGAAATAACTTATGTCAGTTCCAGCTATAGTTTTAGAAGTTACCATAGGTTGGTCGCGTACGTGGTTAATTACGCAGTTGTGTCTGCCAGTTTTACGTGCGTTCTTACGAACTAGCCCTAAAATACGACTTAAATACTTGTCTTCACGCCCTAAGTCTGAGGATATAAACTCTTCGGTTAATTCGTTCCATGGGTCTATCGTCGTAGTATGTATTTTAATACCTTCTTTGCGTTCGATTTCGTCGACTAAGTCATAAAATTTCGTAATAGTTAGGTCTTCGTCTATGGGATCAATTACAATGAAGTGCTGGTTTACGAACATTTCTGCGCTTACTTGTTCACTATTTGTCATTGAGTTTTGGCCTTGAACGTATGGCTTACCTATGTACTTGTAGCAAAGTTCAGCGAATATTTCGGCGCTACTTCCTGTTTCGGGACTAAATACAACGTGATTCCAACCATGCAAACACGAAAGGTTTATAAGGAACTCAAACCAAAGTTCTGTTTTTCCACTTGCTGGAGCTGAACCTATGTAAGTCGTAGTCCCTTCTTTTATTGTAAAGGGTAACATATCCCAGTCCCAACCTACGGACTTGCCTCTTACGTCTACTTGTTGACGAACGGCAAACATTTCAGCGTTTAAGTCTGTTAATCTTTTGTACATTTTTAGCCCTCCCAAATTTCAGTTGGTAAATTTACTTTTTGTTTATTACGTTCTTGTACGTTTTTATTCCAACGTCTTAACCTTAATTCAATGTTAAAGCTACTTTGTTTTTCGAACCTCATCTTTTTGTCGTGTTCGCCGTGTTCTGTCCAGTATTCGTAAAATTCCCTAATCATTTCCTTACCATACATTTCTACAAAAGAAGCTAATTTTAAAGCAAACTCTTGTTTGCGAATAGGTATATTATATTCTTCTTTATTCTTATCATTCTTGTTTGTTGTTAGTTGTTTGTTAGTCGTTTGTTGATTGTTTGTTAGTGGCTTGTTAGTGTCTTCTTCTTGGTCTTGGTAACATTCATATTTACAAATAGTTACGATAGTAAATTGGCTTGTTGATTTTAACTCAATTTCGTTTGTCTTTTCTAGCTTTTTTAAAATGGTTCTAATTGTCTGAATTGAAATACCTGTAGCGCTTGAAATGTTACCTAAAGACGAAATAAACTGACCTCGTTTAACTTCTATTCCTTGCCATTTTCCGTCTTTGTGATTGGCTTTTAATAGCATATACATAAACAAATGAACCGCTTCTGACTTGTTAAACCATTCCCAGTCTAAAAACTTTCTATGTATTTTAATCCAACCGCTCATCGCTAAAAGTTTCTAAAAATTTAACCAATGTAAATACTTGTTTTTCATCTAAACAAATTGTTTTTGAAGGCCCTTCACCTTCGTAAATTTCAAAACAAATATGATCGCCTTTTGACACTATCATTTTGTCTTTGTCATTGTACTGACATTGTAAATAAATTTCGTTCATTTTGTAATTTTTAAGTAACAAAAAACCCCTGCAAATCCGTAGCCTCTCACCTCTACTTCATTACAAGGGTTAATAATTCCTTAGGCTTTATGGTGTGAGAGGAAGCCGTATACAAATGTAACGTATTATTCCGTAGAAAGTTGCTTGTCTTGTAAATTTTTTTCGTAAAAACCCATTTTAATACGTCTTTGCACCCGTTTAAACTGCTTATAGTTCGATGCGTCTAAGACGTCTTGTCTTAAGTCGTACTCTTTAGGGCGTTTAAAAAACGTAGAATTGTACAGAAACTTTGCTTCGCCTAAATAGTCAGCTAGACATTTCGTTTCTGCGACATAGTCCGCG